GGAATACCTGGTGTTGGAAAAGTAACAGCACAGAAAATTCTTAACAATAAAAACATGCCATTAAAAAAGATGTGGGAGTTAGTAGTTAAAACTTTTGAAAAACACGGACTGTTTGAACATGACGCTTTACAACAAGCTCGTGTTGCTAAAATCCTTAGACACACAGACTACAACATGAAAACAGGGGAGATTCATTTATGGCAGATTTAATTAAAGAACCTCCTCATTATACGCAGCATAAAATAGAACCAATAGATTTTATTATAGCTAACAAATTGGATTTTTGTACTGGGAATGTCATTAAGTATCTACTTAGACACACTAAGAAAAACGGTGTCCAGGATTTACTGAAAGCCAAACAGTACATAGATTTTATTATTAATAAACAACTTAAAAAAACTAAATAGGGAAAACATGGATTATAGCAGAGACACATATTTAACAGAGGCAGGACTCAGAATATTAAAAGACCGTTACTTGACTGACAAAGAGCAAAGCCCTCAAGAAGCTTTCTATAGAGTTGCAAAAGTATTTTCTGATGATTCTGAAATGGCTGAAAGAATTTATAATTATGTGTCTAAGTTATGGTTTATGTTTTCTACACCTATATTAACTAATGGCGGTACTAAAAAAGGAATGCCAATTTCTTGCTTTCTTAATTATGTCGCTGACAGTAGAGAAGGTTTAACAAATCATTACACAGAAAATGCATACTTAGCGTCTGTTGGCGGAGGTATCGGAGGATATTGGGGCCATATAAGAAGTGATGGTACTGGTACATCAGGTGGCTCACAATCATCAGGGACAATACCTTTTATGCATGTAGTGGATAGTGAAATGTTAGCATTCTCTCAAGGAAAAACTAGAAGAGGAAGTTATGCAACATACCAAGATATATCTCATCCCGAAATTGAAGAATTTCTGGAGTTACGTAAACCTAGTGGTGGTGACATTCACAGGAAGTGTCTTAATCTGCACCACGGGATTAATATTTCTGATAAATTTATGTCTATTATCAATCAGTGTACTATTAATCCTAGTGCTAACGATGATTGGGAACTTATTGACCCCCATACAGACAAAACTGTTAGAACAGTCTCCGCTAAACGATTGTGGCAAAAAATTCTTGAGACTAGGGTTGCCACTGGTGAGCCTTACCTCTCTTTTATTGACACAATACAAAAGCATTTGCCACTCAGTCAAAAGAAACTTGGATTAAAAGTTCATCACTCAAATTTATGTAGTGAAATAACATTAGCAACCAGTGAAGAACGTACAGCAGTGTGTTGTTTGTCTTCTCTTAACTTAGAAAAATATGATGAATGGAAAGATGACTCTAAATTTATACCTGACGTGGTTAGGTTCCTTGATAATGTATTGGAGTATTTTATTAATAATTCTCCTGACAGCCTTAGTAGGGCTAAGTATTCTGCTATGCGTGAGCGTAGTATTGGACTTGGTGCAATGGGTTTTCACTCTTATCTACAAAGTAAAAGTATACCTTTTGCGAGCGCTATAGCTAAAGGAATTAACAGAACAATTTTTGCGAAAATTAAGGAAGAAGCTTTAGAGACTTCTAAAGTTCTTGCAGAAGAAAGAGGTGAGGCTCCTGACATGGTAGGCACTGGTTTAAGATTTGCTCATATATTGGCTGTGGCCCCTAACGCAAGTAGTAGTATTATTTGTGGAGGAACAAGTCCATCAATAGAACCTTTACGTGCTAATGCTTACACTCAAAAAACTATGAGTGGTACTCACTTCATGCGTAATAAGTTTTTAGAAAAGCTTTTAAAAGAAAAAGAAATAAACACAGATGCAACTTGGAAAAGCATTATTGCTAACAGAGGTTCAGTAAGACATTTAGAACAATTAAATGATTGGGAAAAAGATGTATTTGCAACAGCTATAGAAATAGACCAACGTTGGATTATAGACTTAGCTGCAGATAGGCAAAAGTACATTTGTCAATCACAAAGTCTGAATATATTTGTACCTTCGGATGTTAACATTAAAGATTTACATTTATTACACCTAACTGCTTGGCAGAAAGGTATTAAGACTCTTTACTATTGTCGTTCAGAAGCAATCAAAAGAGCAGAAATAATATCAACAAAAATAGAGAGGATTGTAAGACCAGATGGTGATTCTAATTGTCTTGCTTGTGAATAATTATGGCAAAACAAAACTTTAAACAATTTGTACTAAGGGAAAAACCTAAAAAAAGAATAGGGGTACATTCAAAAAGTCCTAACAAGAAAACTAAATTACAACATAACAAGAAATACAACAGACAAGGCAGAACATGACATACAGTGGACTATTTGAAAACACAGAAACGAAACCCCGCAAAAAACGGGCTAAAAATTTTAAGCGTCCTAAGACATTGGGAGTACTCTGGCATGTGTACCACACAGTGCTAGCCGTAGAATTAGGATTAATATTAATTATAGAATTTATAGAATTGATGAGGGGAATATGAGTTTATTAAAAGGAAGAACACACTACAAACCATTTGATTATCCATGGGCTTTTGAAGCTTATGATATACAACAAAAAATGCACTGGTTACCTAGTGAAGTTCCTTTAGCGGAAGATGTTAGAGACTGGAATGAAAGATTAAGTACTAAAGAAAAAAACCTTATCTCCCAAATATTAAAATTTTTTACTCAAGGGGATGTGGATATAGCACAAGCTTATCTTGATAACTATATTCCAAAGTTTAAAGCACCTGAAGTTAGGATGATGTTGTCTGCAATTGCAACTAGTGAAGCAAACCACGTCCATTCTTATTCATTACTTAATGATACCATAGGCTTACACGATAGTGAGTACCAAGCTTTTCAAGAATACAAAGCAATGTCTAATAAACATACCTATTTATTTAAAGATAAAGGTACAGGTATCGAAGGGATGGCCCGTGAGTTAGCTGTCTTTTCTGCATTTGGTGAGGGCCTACAGTTGTTTGCTTCTTTTATAATGCTGCTTAACTTTCAACGCTTCGGCAAAATGAAAGGCATGTGCCAAATAGTTACCTGGTCTATTCGAGACGAAAGTCACCACGTAGAGAACATGATAAAACTATTTCATACATTAATTGATGAAAATAAAAATGTTTGGAATGATGATTTTAAAGGCACTCTTTACCAAACTTGTAGAGACATGGTTGAACTTGAAGATAAATTTATAGATTTAGCTTTTAACTTAGGAGAAGTTCAGGGCCTTAAAGCTGATGATGTTAAATTATATATTAGGCATATTGCTGACAGAAGACTGTTACAACTAGGCTTAAAACCTAATTATAATCAAAAAACAAACCCCTTACCTTGGCTAGATTGGGTGTTAAATGGCGTAGAACATACTAATTTCTTTGAAAACAGAGCAACAGAGTATGGAAAAGGAAACTTAACAGGGGACTTATGGTCATAATTAGACCCCGTATTAGAAGGAAAACACTATGGACGACTTAAAAGATATTCAATTACCTTATACTGTGGAAGAGCTTATTAAAGTTTTAGATAAGATTTATCCAGAAAAAGCACCTGAGTTAAAAGACAATGAGAAAACTGTCTGGTTTAAAGCAGGGCAAAGAAGTGTGGTTAATTGGCTTACAGATTTAAAACAAAGAAGTGAAAACAATTTATTAGGAGAAGATTAATTATGTGTATGGGAAAAGCTATGCAAGCCCCTCAACAAATGGTGAGGAAAGACCCTACGATAGATTTTAATAATGGAAACATTTTAGACCCTAAAGCTTCTCCAGTAGAAATTGACAAGACACCTGTGATTGCAACAAAAAAAGTAAAAAACACAATATCAAGTCAATCATCTGGTTTAAATATAACAACAGACTATTAACAAAAGGAAACAACTATGTGTATGGGAAAACCGCCTGAAGTACAACAGCAAGAAACAATTACCCCAGTTAGAAATGCAATGTCATCAGGTGATGAACTTGCGCCTACTATTGAATTGGCTTCTGAAGATTCTTTAGAGATTGCTAAGAAAAAGAAATCTAAAAAGGGTACTGCTGCAATGCAAACAGATTTAAATATCGCAAATACTAGTACTAGCGTAACACCATAATAAATGTCTAAAAACGACATTGGTATGAACGTTCAAGATACAGCGGAAAGCCGATACGAATCTTTAAGCGAAACTAAAAATCATTACCTCGATAGAGCTCGTGAGTGTAGTGAGTTAACTATCCCAACATTAATTCCTGAAAATTATCAAACACATTCAAGTAACTTTTATAGTCCCTTCCAATCAGTAGGTAGTAGAGGCGTTAACAATCTTGCCTCAAAACTACTCCTTTTATTACTCCCACCAAACCAACCTTTCTTTAGACTAGCGATACAAGGCAAAGCTAAAGAACAAATAGACCAACAACCAGAATTAAAAACTTCAGTAGAAAAAGCTTTATCTCAAATTGAACGTGAAGTGATGGGTAAAATTGAAACACTAGCATTACGTGTTCCGACATTTGAATTAATTAAACATCTTATTGTAGGCGGAAATGCTTTAGCTCATATACCTAAAAAAGGTAACATGAGAGTTTATGGTTTAAATCAATATGTATGTAAAAGAGACGGTGAAGGTAATTTATTAGAAATAGTTATTAAAGAAAGTGTTTCTATTTTAGCTTTAGACAATGAAGTTAGAGAACAAGTTCTATCAATGATGTCTAAAGAAAAAATAAATTCAGAAACTAACGTTGATTTATACACACATGTTTATAGGCTTGACGATGGTAAATTTTATGTATGCCAAGAAACAAAAGGAATTAAAATCCCTTCATCTATTGGTACATACAATTCAGATAAATTACCTTGGTTAGCTTTAAGAATGGTTAGAGTGGACGGTGAGGATTATGGACGTAGTTACGTTGAAGAGTACATTGGAGATTTAAAATCTCTTGAAGGATTATCACAATCTTTAGTCGAGTCTTCTGCTGCCAGTGCAAAAATGATTTTCATGGTAAGACCAAACTCAACTACTAAGAAAAGAGATATAGCTACAGCACGTAATGGTGACATTATATCTGGAAGTGGGGATGATGTATCAGTGTTACAGGCAAACAAATTTTATGATTTACAAACTGTAGAGAAAGCTATCTCAAGATTAGAAGAAAGATTAGCTTATGCATTTTTATTAAATACAGCCATACAAAGACAGGCTGAACGTGTAACTGCTCAAGAGATTAGATACATGGCAAACGAATTAGAAACTGCAATGGGTGGTATATATTCTTTATTATCTCAAGAATTACAATTACCTCTAGTGCAATTACTAATGGATAGGATGGGAAGTCAAAATGAAATTCCTAAACTACCTAAAGGCTCAGTAAGACCTACAATCATTACAGGTGTAGAAGCACTTGGACGTGGTAATGACTTACAAAAATTAAGAGAGTTTGTAGCAGAGATAGGTCAGCTTGCACAAATCAATCCTCAAATAGTTCAACTAATAAATCCACAAGATTTAATTACTAGACTAGCTACAGGACTTGGCATTGACACTGAGGGATTATTAAAATCTCAAGAACAATTACAAGCTGAACAAGAAGCTGCAATACAACAACAACAAATGCAACAAATGCAGGATACCGCTCAAGATGTGGCTCCTAAAGTTGCAGACAACATGACAAAACCGCAAGGATAAAACAATGGCAGAACTAGAAAGGGTTACTATACAACCCACAGAAATAGAAGAACCTAAACCAACCTTAAAAACAGACGCTCCAGGTCAAACTGAGAGACCTGAATGGTTGCCTGAAAAATTTCAATCCGCTCAAGACTTAGCGAAAGCTTATGGTGAATTGGAAAGTAAACTAGGAGAGCCAGATAATGGCAAGACTAATGAAACTAAGCCTACTACAGATAAAATAGAAAAAGATGATTTATCTATTAACAAAGATGCAGAAAAAGCTGTTAAAGACGCAGGGCTTAATTTAAATACGTTACAAGAAGAGTATAATGAAGGTGGAGAATTAAACGAAAAATCTTATGCGGCTTTAGAAAAAGCAGGCATACCTAAAGATTACGTTGACGCTTTTATTAAAGGCCAAGAAGCAATCGCAACACAAACTTCTAATGCTTTAAAACAAGAAGTAGGTGGTGCAGAGCCTTATAATAATATGATGTCTTGGGCTGCAGATAATTTAAACGAAGCAGAAATAAATTCTTTTAACAAAACTGTTAATGGAAAAGATATGGAAGCTACACGTTTGGCAATCCAAGGTCTTAATGCACGTTTCAAGAATAATGTAGGAGACGACCCTTCATTACAATCTGCAAATAAATCTAACTCATCAAACGCAATGGGATACAGGTCTTGGGCCGAAGTCACTGCTGCAATGAATGATGATAGATATTCAAAAGACGAAGCCTATAGAGGTGACGTTCAAAACAAACTGAAAAACAGTAGGTTATAATATGGCAAAGACTGGACTTTACGCAAACATTCACAAAAAGCGTGCTAGAATCAAGGCAGGCAGTAATGAAAAGATGCGAACAGCAGGTACAAAAGGTAGGCCTACAGCAGCTCAATTTAAAAAAGCTGCTAAAACTGCCAAAGCATAGTTGTGCAACCTAACTAGGTGGCAACTGCTAACACTATCAAGTCAACTAAAGAGACCTTTCTGAGGAAAGACAATCTTGATTATGAAAACTGAATGTGAAAGCTTTCTTAAACAATAACACTTAAACAAAGGAAACATAATATGAGTAACGCAACACCAGTTTCCATTGGAAAAGTTAATGCTTCTGGTTCAGAAGATGCATTGTTCCTGAAGGTCTTTTCTGGAGAAGTTCTTACTTCTTTTGAAAGAGCATCAGTAACAGCAGGCCAAGAACAAGTTAGAAGCATTGCAAGCGGTAAGTCAAGTACCTTCCCCGTGATGGGCAGAATTTCTGCAGAATATCACGTGCCAGGTGCCGAAATTACTGGTTCCGATGTAAACCACAACGAAAAAGTAATAACAATAAACGACCTTTTAATTAGTCACGTCTTCTTGAGTAATCTAGAAGAAGCTAAGAATCATTGGTCGGTTAGAAGTGCATACAGTTCAGAAATTGGAAGAGCTTTGGCTTTCCAAAAAGACACGCATGTACTTCAAACAATAGGTATAGCGGCTAAAACTGCGACAGCGAACGTTGGTGATACTAGTTACCCTACAGGTACTACTATTACTAATGCTTCAATTGCGTCAGCAACAGCAGCAACAGCAGCAAATGCAATGATTGATTCATTGTTTGATGCAGCTAAACAACTGGATGCTAACTACGTTCCAAGAGAAGGTAGAAAAGCATTTATCAGACTAGAAGAATACTACAAATTAGCAAACGCTACTAATGCAGTCAACGTTGACTTCACAGGTGGTGCTAATGGTGGACTTGCGTCTGGTAGAGTAATGAAAATTGCAGGAATAGAATTAGTACCTACTCCTCAATTTGTTGCTTCAAATGTTACAACAGTACCTGGTAAAGGTTCTGCAACACAAGGTGGTTCTTTCCCACAACTAGTAAACATGACAAATGCAGTTTGTTTAGTTTCACACCCAACAGCCGTTGGAACTGTAAAACTTTTAGATTTGCAAACTGAAATGGAATACGATGTTAGAAGACAAGGAACATTAATGGTTGCTAAATATGCAATGGGTCACGGAGTTTTAAGGCCTGAGGCAGCAATAGTAATTGACGAAGCGTAATTAATTTTACGTTACTTAAAGAGGGGGACACTGCCGAGAGGTACTTCCCCCTCGACTTAATCAAAAATTTATAAAAACTATGACTACACAAATATCTACAACAACTGAATTACAAGCAATAAACACAATGCTAAGTTTTATCGGTGAAAGCCCAGTATCAAGTATAACTGGAAACATTGGTACAGACGTTGCAGTCGCTAAAAATATTTTAGATGAAACTTCTATGAGTGTACAGTCACAAGGATGGTTCTTTAATAGAGAATTAAATATAACAGCTTCAAGAGATACAGCTAATAAAGTACCTTTAGAAGTCAACTGTGTTCAA